GCTGCGAACCTTCGCCAGGCCCGGGCTGAAATCCGGCGTCTGAAGGCTCACCTGCATCGCGCAGGTGACGCGGCGCGTGGTTAATCTCGCACCTTTCACGCCCGGCATGACCGCTTAGCCGCCCGTCATGCTCGCCTGGAAGTGACAGGGCCGCCCCTCGGGGCGGCCCTGTCTTTTTCGCGGTCGTGGGCGGGGGTCAGCCGGGCATACCCCAGAACGACCGGGGGTCGATGCAGGAGAAGGCGTACCGCTCATAGGCCATGACGCGCATGGTCTGCGTCTCGCTGCCGTCCCCTTCCTCGAGGTCCAGCGGCTCCCGCGCCCAGTGCGTCATGCCTTCTTCCACGTCAGTAACGAGGAACCACGCTGATGGATCTGAAAGGTAGTTGTTGAGGGTGTAACCCTCTGGAATCATCCCCATTGTGTGGATCGCCGCCACGTCGTTGTCGGCGGTGCCGACACGGGCGCCGGTGGTCTTCATCAGCCGCTCGGCGGTGAACTGAAGACCGTTCGGAACGACCATGCGGCGGGGCGTGACCGAGATCCGGAGACCCCTCTCATCGACGTAGTCCGCGATCTGGATGATCGCCGCCTCGAGGGACGTCTCGTTCAGGTCCGCGGGCGCGGGTGCCGTGTTCGAGAAGGTCCCGCCGTTCTTCAGCGGGTGGTCAGGCGCCAGGATCGGCTTGCCGTCGCCCGTGGTGGACGTCGTGAAGGCCTGGTCGATGAACGACGCCGCGCGAACCTCTTTCGTCAGCTTCATAGAGCGCTTGAGCGCCCGCGTGTAGCGTGGAACGAGGTCCGTGTACTGGTTGTCGTTCACGGCCTCGCGCGTGATGATGTAGCCCAGCGCGTAGGCGACCATCTCGACGCGGCCCTTCCAGACGTCGGCAGCTTCGTCGAACATGATCGGCGCGCCTTCCGCCTTCGGCGGTGCGAGCCCGAACATGCTCTCCATGACGTACTCTTCGTACGCCTTGCCCGAATTGCGGGTCGTGAAGACGTTCGACCACTGTTCCTGGTAGTCCTGGTACGTGGCCCCGAAGAACTCGTAGATGCCGGGCCACAGCTGTTCCCGTAGCGCGGCGCGATTGATTGCAGCCATTGGTCAGGCCTCCCTTATGCCACGTCGGCCGCGCTGAGCGCCTGGGCGACAGCGACGACTTCGACGATGGGGTCTTCGACATCCCAGCTGTTGCCGGGGAAATCTGCGAGACCGTTGACGATGAACCCACCGTTGCTGGTTGGGGGCGGGTAGGACGCGCTGTCTCCGGTCGCGGGGTTGCCCGCGCCGTAGGTCACGGCGACACGCGTACCCACTGCCGCGCCCGTGTACGGGCCGGTGGCGGGGTTCATGCGTGCGGTGAAGGTACGGTGCGGCGGGCGCGACACCTGTGCCTTGATTTCCGAGCGGCCGGCAAGCCCGTCCCAGAACTGGCGATATTCGATATCACCGTTGCTGTCGACGAACTTCACCCCGCGGAAGATCCCGACGACGGGACCCTGGCTGCCGCCCCCGGGGACCGCGTCGACAGCCCCGCCAGCGGTGATTTCCGCGATGGTACCTGCGGCGCCGGGGTAAATCGCACCGTCAGAAATGACGACAGGGTCGCCAGTGAAAATAGGTCCGGTGTTGGCCGGGTCGATCGGGAAATCCTCGTGGTTCCCTGTCGAGCCTTCCATCCCCTGGGACCGTCCGAAACGAAGACCGAAACCGGGCATCGAAACCTCCTACGACGTTCTCATGTTGGCATGAACTCGGGCTGCGTCTTCGCCGACATAGGCACGCGAACCACGATCTTCCTCGAAGGCATCGCGACCTGCGACACCCTGAAGCTCGTTTGCGGAGTGCAGACGCTCCGCAGAAATGCGTTGGTAGTAGCGGCGGCGCGACTCGTAGTAGGCGCGCGGCATCCGCATCAGGATCAACCCGCCGAAGCGGGTGAAGTGATCCTGCTCCGACCGCTTGTCGGTCGGATCGTAGAGAAGAAAGTCCTCGGGAAGCTCCTCCATCTTCACGCGGACGTACTTCTCCATCAGCTTTTTCTGGACGTTGACGCTCTGGTACTCGCCCTGGACGAACTCCGCGACCCAGCGGAATATCCAGTCCGGGTGTTTCGGCACCATCAGGCGCTCGGGCGGAGCGTAGAAGTCGAGGTCCATCGTCTCGTCCATCGCCCGGTCCTTCTGGGCGGTGGACTTGGCGGAGGGAGCGCGGTCGGCTTCCGTGCGTTTCTGGGTCATGCGCGCACCCTCCCGTACTGAGGCTGTTCAGGCAGGATACCCTTCTCGACCAGCGCTTCGCGGTTCTTGACCATGCGGGTCATGACCTCGGGATCGTCGGTGTTGATCCCCATGCGCTTCCAGCTGTCGATGACATCGGCAGGGATCCTGCCTGCGGCGGAAGCGGCGCGGGAAGACGATCCGCCACCTCCGCCGTGACTTCCGCCTCCGGCGCCCTGCGCCGCCCCGCGGAACCGATCCGGGTATCTTGCTGCCATCTGCTTGTCCACTGCGTCGAAATACGCTTTCGAGCCAACACTGATCACGCCGGCCTTGCGAATGGCGCTGTCGATCTCGTTGGCGGCCTGGGTCAGGTCCGGATCGACACCGTACCAGTCGTTCTTCGCCGTCCACGCGTCGAGGTTCGTGCGGTCGGGTTCTTTCTGGGTCGTATCGTCTGCGGTTTTGGTGGTCTGCGCGGATGATGCGCTGACTGCCTCGGACTGGCGTCGGTCGTACTCGGCGACGGCAGCCTTGTGCTCTTCAAGCTTCCGGGTCGTGCTGTCGCGGTTGCTGATCGCTTCTGCGAGTTTGCGCTGGGCCGCGGCGACGGCCTGCCCCTCGCCGTTGTCATGCGCTGCGGCAAGGTCGGTCTCGGCCGCCTTGATCGCCGCCTCGGCAGCGGCCAGGTGGCTGCGCAGCTGCGAGCCGTAGGCGGAGATTTTCTGCCGGGTTTCGGTTTCCTCGCTGCGCTTGGCCAGTTGATCGACAGTGCCGGCCAGCTGCTCGAGACGCTGCGCGAGACGGTCTGACGAACTTCCGCTCATACCGGCACCTCCCATCCCTGGTCGAGAAGGCTCGTGGGCTGCGTGTCTGTCAGGAATCCGATCATCTGGCGGTTTGCGAGTTTGAAGGTTGCGAGGTCGTATTTTTGCCAGGTCACACGATCACCGATTTTCACCCATGGAACAAGGCCCTTGTCCGGCACTTCGAACCTGTCGGGGTCAGTGTAGCACGCCGGGCCCAGCGCGAGAACCACCCCTTGCGGAGAGGCCAGGGCGCGCGCTTCGCGCGCATCCGCCACGACCTGCAGCCCGCCTTCGGTCGTTTCGGGAAGGGTCAGCAGAAGAACGCTGATCCGCCAGCCGGTGGGAAGAGGGAGGTGGTACCCGGGATCTGCTTCGCGCCGCAGACGGACGAACGCGTTCAGTTCGTCGGTCTGTTCCGCAACCTGCGTCCGGGTGATGAATTCGTCCGTTTCGATATCGACGGAGCGGCCCGCGCGATCAGGGCTGATCGCGGTCGCGGCGGCGTAGTGTTTGGGGACCAGGAGTTTGCTCATACCTTCATCTCGTTGTCGTAGGCGTGCTGCAGTTCTTCGATCAGCGCGTGCAGCGCCCGTCGCGCTCCTATCGTCTGAAGATAGGTACGTTCCTCCATAGCATTTCCCAGCAGCTTTGCATCCTGCTTTTGCAAATGGTTACCGGCGATGCGCAGCAGCTTCTGCGCAAGTGCGGCGTCCTGCGTCGGGTTCAGCAGTCCAGGCATTCGTTTCTCCTAGCGCGTCCGCACGGCCGCTCCGGCGGACGCATCGGCGCCGGCGCGCGCGGATGCATCTCCCGAAGGACGACTGACGCGGGTCTTGGCGATGCGAAGCGCCGTGGTGTTGTCCTCGATCTCCCGCTCGAGCGCAGCGGCGTCCTTGAGCTCCTGGATTTCCCGCGCGTGGCGCTGCTTGGCCTCGTCCAGGGCACGAGCGTGATCCTGCTTCATCCGCTCGATCTGCAGGGCCATCTGGTGCTTCATCTGCTCCATGCGCTCTTCGTGCGCCGCTTCGAACTGCTTCGTTTCGCGGTCGAGCATGGCCTGCATCTGAGCCTGTCGGATATTCGCCTCGGAGCTGATCTCCTGAACGCGCACCCGGTCGTCGCTGCCG